ACAACGGCCAGTAGTTCGCTAACCATTACCCCTGCCGGTAATGACCAAACGAACTTTTGTGCGTTCTTGAATACTGGAAGTACACCGGTTGCTATATCCATAGCGCCGCTTAACCCTAGTAGCGTGTCCGCAACTGCTGCGGTATTGCCTACTGCGGGTAATTCATCTGCTTCTTTTGTGCTTGGTATTAATATGTCTCAGCCCACAGTTATAAGTGTTCCCGCCAACGGGTTTAACTTAAGCGTGGTTGGTACGGCCAATACCATTTATGTAACACCGGTGGCAGATCAATCATGACCAACCAAGTTGCAAACACAAACACGCCAAACACCGTATTTTTAAGTACGTTTTCTGCACAGCCAGTTATTGCAAGTGGTTTCGGTACTAGCCCCACAATTAAGGGGGTTACGCCAAACTGCTTTGCGGTAACGGTTGGAACAGGTGGCGCAGCAAATGGCACCATTACACTACCGGCCGCCCCAAACGGTTGGATGTGTTTAGCTAATGACGTTACTAATGGTTCTGGTTTGTTCTTACAGCAAACCGCAAGCACTACAACGTCAGTAACTATGACGGGTTTTAGCATTACTTCTGGACTAGCGGCCAATATGTCTGCTGGTGATGTGATAGTTATGACTTGTATTCCCTATTAATGAGTGCCCCTAACCTAACAACCGACCAAAACTTACTGCCAGTTCAGGCGTATTTTGACGTCAATGGAAACTTCCAAACGTTTATAGGTCAGGGGCAACCATTTTATGCAACGCTTAACCCGGCGCAATCTGGGTTAAACATAACCAACAGCACAATAAACAGTACAACTATTGGCCTTGTAACCCCATCTAGCGGGGTTTTTACCAATATTAGTACAACCACAGGCACTATTTCCACCACCCCGGCCAACCCCACAGACTTGGTTAACAAGAATTATGTGGATATGTTTGTTCAGGGGTACGCAATTAAGGCCGAATGTCAAGTTGCATCAACCGGCAACCTAACACTTAGCGGTTTACAAACCATAGACGGCTATACAACCCTTGTTGGTGACCGTGTTTTGGTAAAAAACCAAACAACGCAAGCCCAAAACGGTATTTATGTGGTCGCTTCAGGCGCTTGGGCACGCAGTAGCGATGCAAACACATGGAATAGCCTAATTTCAGCGTTTACATTCATACAAAACGGCAGCACACAGGCTAATTCAGGGTGGGTTTGCACCATTTCTACGGGTGGAACGCTTGGCACTACGCCGGTTACATGGTCACAGCTTGCAAGCGCAGCATCTTATTTTGCGGGTACTGGGTTAACCTTATCTTCATACACTTTTAGTATTACGCCCGTGGGAACTGCGGGAACTTACGGTTCTGCATCCCAAGTGCCGGTATTTGTTACAAATGCTTCTGGTCAAGTGACATCTGTAACCAATACATCCATCAGTATTGCGCCTAGCCAAATTAACGCAACCATACCGAATTCAGGGCTTACCAATTCAAGCATAACGGTAAACGGTAGCGCTATTTCTTTAGGTGGTTCGGCCACCATAACAGCGGTAAACCCAAATGCTTTGACTATTGGCACAGGCCTTTCAGGGTCTAGTTACAATGGTTCTAGCGCGGTTACCATTGCTTTGGCCAACACGGCAGTTACAGCAGCTTCTTACACATTAGCAAGCGTTACATTTAACGCCCAAGGGCAAGCCACAGCGGCTTCTAGCGCTTCAACAACGGGTTCTGGTAACGTAGTATTGGCCACAAGCCCAACGCTTGTTACGCCCAATTTAGGCACGCCTAGCACGCTTGTAGGCACCAACATCACGGGTACGGCGTCAGGCTTAAGTATTGGCGGTAACGCTGCTACGGCCACCACGGCTACTAATTTATCTGGAACTACGCAGTATTCCGTTCCTTACCAGTCTGGTTCGGCCACAACATCGTTTTTATCGCCCGGCACTTCTGGTTCGTTACTAATGACCTTGGGCGCGGTTTCTGCGCCTATTTGGGTAGCAACTTCTAGTTTAACAACGGGTTCAGCTACAAACATAGCCGGGGGCGCTGCCGGTTCCGTTCCCTACCAAACGGGTTCAGGGGCAACCACATTTCTTGCGCTGGGTACTTCAGGCTATGTATTAACGGCCGGTGCTAGTGCGCCACAGTACACAGCACAGTCTAGTTTAAGCGTTGGAACGGCCACAAACTTGGCGGGGGGCGCAGCAAGTAATATTGTTTACCAAAGCGCATCAGGCACAACGGCATTTTTGGCAAACGGCACAAGTGGCCAGTTTTTACAGTCTAACGGTTCAAGCGCCCCAACATGGGCAACCCCAGTTAGTTACGCATCGGTCACGGATGACACAACCACAAACGCCACAAGATACCCGTTATTTGCTAACCAGACCAGCGGAAACCTAGCCACAGAATACACAAGCAGCACCAAACTTCAGTACAACCCAAGTACGGGAGTGCTCACTTCCACATCGTTTACAGGTGCTGGAACAGGGCTAACGGGTACGGCCAGTTCATTATCCATTGGTGGAAACGCAGCCACAGCCACAAGCGCTACTACGGCAACTAATCTTGCTGGGGGCGCTAACGGTTCAGTACCTTATCAAAATGCTTCAGGCACTACAACGTTTTTGGCAGCCGGAACCAATGGTTATATTCTTACTTTGGCTAGTGGCGTACCTACTTGGGCAGCAGCACCGGCAACGGGTATAACCATTACCGACAACACAAGTTCATCTAGCACCTATTACCCAACGCTTACAACTGTTACAACGGGTACGATTACTGGCGAAACCACAAGCAGTACGAAATTAAGTTATGTTCCAAATACAGGAATATTAAGTTCATCTGCTTTTGTTGCTACGGCAGGGTTTTATTCGTCTAGTTCTTACACAGGGTCATACGCTGATGGAATAGTCGTTGATTATTCAACTGGAATTGGGCGTATTTCAGCAGGAACAAACGACAGTATTGGGTTTTATAACGGTGGCGTAGCGAATACTCAAATTGCAAAGATAGATACTTCAGGAAATATGCAAATTACTGGGGGAATTTATGTTAACAGCAAGACAATAGCAACAAGTTACACAATTCCATCGGGGTCTGCTGGTAGTTCGGTTGGGCCAGTAACCCTAAGCAATGGCGTTACGGTAACCGTACCCTCTGGCAGTAAATGGGTAGTTCTTTAAAGGAAATATATGGGACTTTTAGTTTTTCAACAGACTAGCGGAGGCGTAATTAACGTAGTCGGAACTAACACTTCTGCTACTTATACTTGGACTTTACCCGCTGCGACTGACACATTTGTTGGCTTGGCTACAACCCAAACGCTAAGTAACAAGACTTTTACCGCGCCCGTGGTAAATAGTTGGACAACATCGACCAGACCCACTCCGGTGACGGGACTTTACGGGTTTAACACGACAACTGCGACATTTGAGGGCTACAACGGCTCTGGATGGGGCGGTTTAGGTGGCGCACAAGCTGGTGGCGCTATTCAAATAAATAACAATTCTATAACGGCTAGTTATACAATAGCGACTGGGCAAAACGGCTTTTCTGTCGGCCCAATAACTATTGCGTCAGGCTACACAGTTACAGTTTCTAATGGACAAAGGTGGGTGGTTTTATGAGTACAACTCTTTCAGCGGGAACAGCCACAAGTGGCGCAGCATTAGCATCTGACACTTCTGGAATACTTCAGCTTCAGTCAGGTAGCACACCTACTACTGCGGTAACAATAGATACTGCCCAAAACGTAGGTGTAGGAGTTACTCCTAGTGCTTGGAGTAACATATTTAAAGTTATAGATTTTTATGGAAATGGTTCAATAGCTGGTTCATCTGGCGGAATAACTAATTTTTACAATGCTTATTACAATGGAAGTAATTATGTTTATAAAACAACAGATTATTCTTGCAGATATACATTAAATTCTGGTGTTCATTATTGGTACACAGCACCATCAGGAACTGCGGGTAATGCTATTACATTTACCCAAGCAATGACACTACAAAACAATGGTCAATTTTTGCTTGGAACAACAACCCAAAGGGGAAGTTGCTCTTTTACTCTTTCAACAGATTCAGGAACAACACAATGGTCAGTTGGGCCATACCTTTCAAATTCTGGTCAATTTTATGTGGCTTCATCTGGTTCAACTGGTGTTTACCTTAACGGCACATCTGCTACATCTTGGTCATCAAATTCTGACGAAAGACTTAAAACTGATTTAGTACCAATATCAAATGCGGTAACAAAAGTTAATTCTTTGCGGTCGGTTACTGGAAGATATAACACAGACCCAACAGGAACAAGCAGAGCGTTTTTAATTGCTCAAGATGTACAAGCAGTATTGCCTGAAGCGGTAGGAACATTTCAAATTCCTGAGTCTGAAGATAAAACAGAATATTTGAGTTTGGCTTACCAAGAATTAATACCTCTTTTGGTGGCTTCAATAAAAGAACTATCAGCAAAAGTAACAGCTCTCGAAGCTAAAGTTGGAGTCTAATCATGGCCTATGGAAACCTTAATGTAGACACCATCACAGGAAGTGGTGCAAGTAGTGTCATAGTAAACAACGGGTCTGCAAACGTTTGTGGGTTTACTACTGGTAACAACTTACAAATGCTACAAAATGGTGGTGGCATAGTATTTAGTAATTCCTCTGCACTTACAAATAGTACATTTAACGATTATGAAATAGGAACTTGGACACCTACGGGTTCAGGCTCAACAACTTTAACTGTATCTTCTGCATACTATACAAAAATTGGCAGATTTGTTTATGCTGAATGTGATATTACATTTTCATCACAATCAGATTCAACTGCTTGCCAAATAGGAAATTTACCTTTTACTGCAAATTCAGTAGCTTTCGGTGGGGCTTCTTTATCTTATTACAACGGGGCAAATACAAACCCATTTAATTCAAGTTATTTAGTTTTTTCTGGGCAAAGTTATATTGCTGTAAAACTGGTTGATGATACTGGTGGAAATAGAACAAATGCCCAAATGAGTGGGCAAAGGCTTATTTTATCCATAACATATACCGCAACATTCTAAGGAGTCAACATGACACTAGCATCATCCACAATCATTGACAAAACAGAAGTGCTACAAGACGGCACTATTCAAGTACGCCAAGCAGAAATCATCACCAAAGACGGTGTAGAGATTGCCCGTAACTTCACAAGATGGGTACGTCACCCCGGTGACACAGGCGCACACACAGACCCTAGCCCAGTACCAGCTATTGCAACAGCAGTTTGGTCTGCCGAAGTAGTGTCTGCTTACGAAGCAATGGTAGCAAGCCAAGCTAGAGGGGTTTAATATGAGCCTAGTTCTTGACGGTTCATCAGGGGTTCAATACCCTACTGGTTCTAATTACCAAGTACCAGCTTTGAATATGCCATCTGGTAGTGTTGTTCAAGTAGTTCAAGGAACATTATCTACAAATTTTTCAACAAGTTCATCAAGTTATGTAACTACTGGATTAACGGCTTCTATTACACCATTATTTTCTACTAGCAAAATATTGATTATGTATAACGGAAGTATTGCGGCAAGCCCTAGTGCCTCATTAAATTCTTATACAACTATCTATAGAAATTCTACAAATTTAGAAATTACTTCTACCAGAGGATTTAATGAATGTAATTTTGCAGTTGGTGTAAATTACAACGGAAATGTTTCATCAGCTTCTTACTTAGATTCCCCTGCTACTACATCATCTACTACTTATACAATTTATTTAAGATCAGGGAATTCCCAAACTGTTTTGTTTGCTGTTGACGGTTCAACAGCCGCAATTACCCTTATGGAGATCAGATAATGCAACCAACAATTCACGATGCGGTAAGAGCCGTATATTCAAATGCAGTTACTATTTATGGCAATGATGTTAGTTCTTTAACTTGCTTAGATCAAAATAATGCTGAAGTAACAATTGTTGCTACAACAGTTGAAGCAAAACTAACAGAACTACAAAACGCATATACCGCAGAACAACAAGCTCAAGCATCTGCAAAAGCATCTGCACTTGCAAAACTGACTGCCCTTGGGCTAACACAAGCAGAAATATCTGCTTTGGTAGCATGATTTACAAATGGCAAATACTGGAACTAAGCGCAGAGGGTGAATTAATCACCCATGCGAAGTACCATTTAAGCCTGACTGACGGTACAAACACAGTTGATACTGAGGGCAACTGGTATTTCACAAACCCCGTTCTTAGCACGCCACTTGCCGAAGTTACCGAAGAAATGGTGGCCGGTTGGGTTGAAAACGATGCTATGCGAGACGGCGCAAATGTAATAAAATCTAGGCTAGAGGAACAATTGGCGCTTTTAGAAAAGTCGAAATCTATTGTCCCGCCTTGGAAACCCCAAGTATTTACACCTAAGTTATAGGGCGGTTTAACATGACAATGCCGATTGATATTATCAGTAGGGCGCTAAAAGACATTGGGGCGCTAGAAGCCGGGGAAACACCCACGCCAGAAGCAGCCACAGATGCCTACGATATGCTTCAGGATATGCTAGACCAATGGTCTAACGAAGATATGATGGTGTTTTACAAGAACGAAATCATATTTCCTATAACGCCCGGCCAAGTACAGTACACAATCGGCCCCGGTGGCCAAATAAGCGCAAACTTTACCGGTTCTATTGCCGGAAACATACTAACCGTTACAGGCATAAACAGCGGTGGCATTAGCCTTGGCCAAACTTTAAGCGGTAACGGCATACAACCCGGAACTACCATTAAGCAAATGCTAACAGGTGCCGGTGGTAACGTAAACGAAGCTGGTACTTACTTAGTCAATATAAACCAGTACGTTAATAGCACAACCATTACAAGCTATTACCAACGCCCTATACAGTTGCGTTCTTGTTTTGTTCGAATTAACACCAATTCAAACGGGCAGCCTATTAATAACGGTGGCCTAGACTACCCAGTTGCGGTGCTGAACCTAGAACAATACGAAATGATTGGCCTTAAAACGCTAAACGGCCCGTGGCCAAAAGCGGTTTATTACGAACCAACTGAAACGCTAGGTAATATTTACGTTTGGCCAAACCCCGCACAGGGCGAAATGCACATTTTTGTTGACCAGTTATTTCAGAAATTCACAACCATAAATGACGTTATAACCCTTCCTGAAGGCTATAACATGGCGCTTCGCTGGTGCCTTGCTGAACGCCTAATGCCTATGTACGGCAAGGCTTCACCCACCCAAATAGCAATGATTACCAAGTTTGCAGCGCAGTCTAAGTCAACGGTTAAGCGCACAAACCTACGCCCACCGGTGGTTTCTACTTATGCGGATGCCTTGTTGGTAGGCCGCCAAAAGGATGCCGGTTGGATATTGTCTGGCGGGTTCTTTAGATGACGGGGGTTAAATAATGCCCGAATTTGGCTTTGTTGGCCCGTCTTACGCTGCGCCGTCTATTTACCAAGATGACCAAGAAACAATCAATTGGCGCCCCGAAGTAGACCCGCTTAAAGCCCCCGGCACGCGCGGGGTAGTGGCGCTTTACCCAACGCCCGGCCTTACTTCTGCGGTTGTACTGCAAAACAAAGCACCGGTTCGTGGTATGCGCACATTGTCTGGTAGCACACAGTTAATTGTGGTTTGCGGGGCTTACGTTTATTCGCTAACGTCTAATCTAGTGCCCACAATCGTAGGCCAGTTAACCACTACAACCGGGCAAGTAGGCATTACGGACAACGGCTTATACGTTTACATTACTGACGGCACAAACAGGTACGCATGGCGCATTAATAGCCCGTCTAGCGCGGTATTTACGGCAACCATAAGCGGTACTACCCTAAACGTAACAGCGGTTAAAAACGGGGTTATAGCCACAGGGCAAAGCCTTTTCGGTATTGGGGTTGCAGCCGAAACCGTAATTACAGGCACCGGCACGGGTTCTGGCGGTATTGGAACGTACACCATTAATTTAAGCCAGACAATTAGCACAGCCGAAACCATGAACAGCGCCCCAGTTGCTGCGGTGTTTACGGGTACTATTTCAAGCACTACGTTAAGTGTTACGGCGGTGGCTAGTGGTACGTTATATCCCGGCCAAACGGTTCAGGGTTCAGGCGTAACTTCTAAAACGGTTATAACGGCGCTAGGAAGCAGTATTGTTTTAAGCTACACCATTACAACTGCGGGAACTGGGTACGCGGTGAACGACCAAGTAACCGTAGTGGGCGGTGTTTACGGTTCTACGCCACAAGTTTATACGGTGTCTAGCGTGTCTAGCGGGGCGGTTACAGGCCTAACGGTTAGCAGCCAAGGCACATATACTGCCCAGCCTATAAACCCGGCTTCCACCACCACAAACGGTTCAGGTTCAGGGTTAACCTTAAGCCTAACATTTGGTACAGGTACAGGCGGTACAGGTAGTTATGTGGTTAGCCCAAGCCAAACCGAAGCCACTAGCGAAACAATGTACGCGCTGAACTTCAGCATTTTGCCAAGCACAGATGGTGCGTTTCAGGGTGCGGATATTGTGGACATTGTGGACAATTACTTTGTGTACAACCACACAGGCACACAGCAATGGGCGGCTTCTAATATTCTTAGCCCTATTACACCGGCATTGTCTTACGGTAATAAGGACGGGGCGCCTGACAATTTGGTTTCCTTAATTGTTGACCACCGCGAAGTTTACTTAATGGGTGAAGAATCTTCCGAAGTTTGGGTGGATGCTGGAACCTTCCCGTTTCCGTTTCAAAGAATACCCGGCACATCTACCCAGCACGGCATAGTGGCCAAGTTCAGCGTTGCAAGGGTTGGTAATTCGTTTGCTTACCTAAGCCGTAACATTCGTGGTCAGTCCCAAGTTATGTATATGGAAGGCTACATTCCTAAACGCATAAGTAACCATGCGGTAGAAAATACGTTGGTTAACCAAGTGGTATCTGACGCGGTTGCGTTTACTTACCAGTTGGAAGGCCACGAAGTTTACGTTATTTCGTTTCCGTCCATAGACATTACATGGGCTTACGACATATCCACCGAAATGTGGCACAAGTGGCTATGGTGCGACAATAACAACCAGTACCACCGTTGCCGGGCTAATTGCTCTGCCGTGTTTCAGAATATGGTGTTGGTGGGTGACTGGGAAAACGGCCAGATATACGAACTAGACCCCACAAACTTTACAGACAATGGCCAAAACGTAAGGCGCTTACGCCGTACCCCTCATTTGGTGACGGACTTCCAAAGGCAATTTTTTGATGAATTACAAATACAGTTCCAACCGGGCGTTGGTTCTGTTGGGCCAACCACACAAACCGGTACGATTGTTGGAAATAATTTAATAATTGCAGTATCCGAAACGTTTATTATTGGCATAAATGACGTAATCGTAATTGGCGTGCCAAACCAATTATTGCCTAGCCAACCGTACAGCAACCCACAGGCTATGCTGCGCTGGTCAAGTGATGGTGGTTCTACATGGTCGCGTGAATACTGGGTTTCTATTGGCCAACAGGGCAAGTACAGGAACAGGGCTATATGGCGCCGGTTGGGTACTGCTAGGGACAGGGTTTTTGAAGTGGTGGTAACCGACCCCGTAAAGGCGGTTATTGTGTCTAGTAACCTAAAAGCTAGTGAGGGCGAAAGTTGAACAACACTACCCAAATACCCCAAGCTGCGGTTCTTGATCCTACCACAAACCGGTTAAGTAGGCCGTGGATGCAATATTTTCTTAACTTCTTAAACTTTAAAAGCGCAGCAACGGCCACGCAAGGCAACGCAACGCTTCCGGCCAAACCGGCGGGGTTTATGATAGTTACGGTTCAGGGTCAGCAATATAAAGTACCTTATTACAATAATTAATATGGAACTAACAAAAGAACACATACCCACCCGCGAAGAAATAGACAGGCTTCAGCGTGAAATGGCGGTCATGCCACAGGCGCAATTAGAAACCGAGCATTATTTTTCTGGTGGAATGTATTGCCGTAAGTTAACAAGGCCAGCCGGTACGTTAATTGTGGGCAAGGTACATAAAAAAGACCATTTCTTTTTATGCGCCAAGGGTGAAATTATTGCGTGGTCAGAAGGTGGAATGAAGCATTTGTACGCTGGTGACGTTATTTGTTCCAAACCGGGTACAAAACGTGTTACTTTAGCGGTGACGGATGCAATTGGTATTACATTTCACAAGACTAATAAGACTAATTTAGATAAAATTGAAAAAGAGTTAATAGAACCGGATGAATTGGCGTTATTTAGTGCCAATAACCAGTTAAAAGGGGAATTATTATGACATGGGTAGCAGCAGCAATTGGCGGTAGTGCCATATTAAATCTTTATAGCGCAAACAAAACCGCTTCAGCAGCAACAAATGCAGCTAATTTGCAAGCGCAAGCAGCGCAACAAGCGTCAGCACTACAACAACAAAACTTTAATACAATCAACCAAGAGCAAGCCCCCCAACGCGCTGCTGGTTATGGCGCATTAAACCAATTAGGCGCTTTAGGTTCTGGTACTTATCAAAAATACGATGCAAACGGAAACCCAACAGGATCCGGAGAGGGTACAGGTTATTTAACCCGCCAATTTGGTGACCAAGACTTAAACGCAAACATTGCCCCTAATTACGCATTTCAGCTTCAGCAAGGCCAAGGTGCGACAAACGCTATTAATAATGTTGGTGGTGGCGGTGGTAATGCTGCGCAAGGGTTGCAACAGTTTACCCAGAACTTTGCTGGTAATGCTTATCAAAATGCTTTTACCAATTTTCAAAACCAACGTTCTAATATTTATAACACATTAGCCGGAATAGCTGGTATTGGCCAAACAGGCCAAAGCCAAGTTAATGCTGCCGGTTCAAACGCTGCAACGGCACAAGGCCAATTAGGTGTTGGCGCAGCAAGCGCATTAGGGCAAGGGCAAGTTGGCGCAGCACAGGCTTATGGTGGTGCTATAAATCAATTAGGTAGTAGCGCTACTCTTTGGTCATTACTGAACCAAAACAATAGCATAAACCCAACAAATTACAGTAGCCCAACGCAAGCTCAAATTGCACAACCGGGTGGCCTACAAACATATTTTGGGGCAAATAATAGTGCGCCTATACAATAAAGGAATGATATGGCCGGATTTAATTTTTCACCTATTAAAGTAGACACGCCACCGCAAACATCATTAGGCGATATGCTTAATATTGCCCGTGGTGCCCAAGCGTATGGGCAAGCTCAACAATTAAACCCTCTAGCGGTTGAAAAGGCTAAAGCTGATTTGTCTTTGTCACAAACACAAGCACAAAAGGCGCAAAGAACTTTAGAATATGATGTTGCCCATGCAAAAGCAATTGCTAATACTGCTATTTCACAAGCAAATGATGCGCAATTAGAAAACATAAAGAAACAACAAGCTAATTCAAGCCGTAACCTTATAAAAATGCTTGATTCGCCAGAACCTATTACCCCAGATAGAATTAAAGACCATGTTGTAGCTACTATGCAAAACGCTGGCGCTACTGACCAAGCAATTATTCAAGCAGTACAAGGGTTGCCAACTGCGGGAACAGACAAAGAATTAAGGGCATTTGTTGCAAAACACGCATTAAATTCTTTAACCGCAGAAGCAGAATTAGATAAACGGTTTCCGGCAGCAACATTGGTACAAGAAGGCCCAACTACAACGCCTAGACAAATTGGTTCTGAAGCATTTACTGGCGTCAAACCCGGTACTGCTGTGGGTGAACCGATTAAACTTGGTTTACCACCCGGAACAATTACAGTTGGTGGTTTGGTTGGCCAATATAACGCTAAAGGCGAATTTGTACCATTTGCTGTACAACCTTCAACCCAAACAACGCCCCCAAACAACGCCCCGGCGCCACAGGCTAATAAACCAACTGCGGAAAAAATGCCGCCGCTAGTTCAATTAGACCAACCTAGTGCTAGTGGCCAATTGAATTCAAGGGAATTAGACCGTTATAACGATGGTAAAAAAGATTGGGAAAATTCAACTGAACGGGCAGTAATTGCTAGGGATAGTGGAACAGATGCTGCAATACTTAAAAAATCATTAGCATCTGCTGCGGGTAATAAACCCGGCCAAGTTGTTCGTGATGTAAACCAATTTTTATTTGGTGACCCACAAAAAGACATATTGGTCAAAACTTTGGCAGCCAATGCGGTTAGGCAATCTGCGCTTATGGGCGTTAAAAATGAAGCGGCCGGGCAAGACGTTAAAGTTGCAAACGGTACTGAGCAAGTTACGGCAGAAGCATTGGCACACATTATTGAGCGTATTGAATCTACCAATTTGGCTTCTGAAAAATATAACCAAGCATTAACAAAAATGCAAGAGAAGCATGGCAAAGATAAAACATATTTAAATAATGATAATTTTAAAAAGGCATGGGCAAGCAATTACGACCCAGTTGCATTTATTATTCAAAACGTAAACCGCCAAAATATTCCGCAAAAAGATAAAGACAAAATAATTGATTATTACATTCATGATATGTCTGATGAACAAAAATCTGACTTAGCAACTAGAATGAAAAACCTTAAGCGCCTTGAGCGTGGGGATTTATAATGGCAGACCCATACGATTTAGACACAGACGTTGCTACTATTCGTAAGCGAATATCTACGCCACAAGTACCTACGCCTAAAAGTACAATGTATGGGAAAAACCCGCAACTAAAAGCGGATGAAGAATATGATTATGAAAAAGACCCTGACATTCAGTCAATTCAAACAAGAAGGGAAACGCCCCCTGAAAAACCTGAGGCGGGTGGGTTTTTACCGTCTTGGTTAAAGGGAACTGGCGAAGCGGCTTTACACAGTATTGCTTCGGCAGCTGCTTTGCCCGTTAGCGCAGCAGCCGGTATTTACGGAACTTTGACAAGTGGTAAGTTTGGTACTCAAGAAGGTATCCAAGCTGGTAATGCTTTGGCAGCAAAAGTGCAACAAGCAATGCAAAATGCCGGTACTCAACCGACTACTGAAGAAGGTAAGAATTATTTAGAAAACTTACAATCTGCGTTTGAAGCATCTAAATTACCGCCCGTAGCGCCTGAACTTGGTGGGTTAACTGCTGAACGCCAAATGGCGTATAAAACTGGCGTAAATGCTAAACAACAACTTGCCACACAATTTGGCAACCTTAAAGCACCAAAGATAAGAATAGAAACTGCGCCCAATTTGCAAAGCGCCGGTGCTGCCGCAACAAATGCGCCTGAAGTATTGCAAGGAAATGTAAACGCAGCATTGGCAGAAGCATCGCCAGAATTACAAGCACATATACAAACGCAACCATTAGAAAAAGTAAATGTACCAGCATTAGAAACCCGTGTATTAGAAGAAAAGCATGGCGTTAATTTAACAACTGGCCAACGTTCCGGTGATACTTCAAGGTATACACAAGAATGGAACCGCCGGGGTGAAACTGAAGATTTAACAAACCATTTTAAAGAACAGCCAGTACAACTTGCTAATGCGTTTGAAAAATCTAAAATTCGCCACGCGCCTGATATTCCATCTACTGCTGATGCTTCTGAACTTGGTCAACATGAAATAAACGCTTTAGCAGAAAAAGATGCTGCAAGACAAGCAAAAATTTCTGCGGCTTATAAAGCATTGGAAGAAAAAAATGGCGGTCAATTTCCTATTGATATAGGAACATTAGATGCAAATATAAAAACTAATTTAGCTAAAAGCCTAAAGACAAATCATTTGTCCGAAGCTATGAAAAGCGATTTACAAGATTTTTATAAAAACCCAACTTTTGAATCTTATGAAGCATTACGCACAAATTTAGCAAATGAAATGCGTTCTAGTTCAAATGGTAATGCTAGGGGTGCAGCTTACATTGTTAGAAAAGAATTGGAAAATTTGCCAGTATTTGGTGAAAACACAGGAACGCCACAAGCAATTGAATTAAAACAACTTGCAGACCAAGCCCGTTCTTTGTATGCTGAACGCCAAAACGTTATAAAAAATAATCCAGCTTATAAGGCAGCAGTTAAAGAATCTGCTAGTTTAGAAGATGCTTCTTCTCAGGGCGAAAGTTTAAATGCTGCAAATTTCCATAAAAAGTTTGTTTCTAATGCTACGCCAGAAGCCATAAGAAGAATAAAGGCAGAAATAGCGCCTGACCATATTGCTCACCAAGCAATTGCATTTGGTGAATTAGAACGTGCCAAAAATGCTATTGCTAACCCAAATGCAACAAGTGTAAAAGCTAATAGTTTTGCAAACTTTATGCAAAAAGAAGGTTCAAAATTAAAAGAATCTTTACCGCCTGAAGCAATGCGTGATGTAATGGAAATTGGCTTGTTAAATAGCAAAATTGCTAAACCTGATGCTGGTACATTTAGTTATTCAAATACTTATAGCGCTTTAATTGGTGATTTAGCTAAACAAGGAATTATTGGGGCAGCAGAAGCTAAATTAGCTGGAATGACAAGCGGGGCTTCAGTTCCAATTATTGGGTTTGGTAAATCCCTTGCGCAAAAATATAACAAAGATGTGTTTGCCAAAGAATCAATTGACCCTAAAGGCGGTTTAACAAAGGAATAATATGAGCGTAAATCTTTCACCCATTGGTAACGGGTTTCAATTCTTTACCACCACAGGCCTACCGTTAAACGGTGGTTTGCTTTACACCTACCAAGCTGGGTCAAGCACGCCACTTACAACCTATTCAGACAACGGCGGTGTATATGCCAACACCAACCCGTTGGTATTGGGTACAGACGGGCGCCCCCAAACCGAAATATGGTTAACCTACGGGTTTAACTATAAATTTGTGCTTGCAGATTCGTCTAATAACGTAATCCAAACGTATGACAACATCTACGGCATTATTGGCGTTCAATCTAGCGGTGGTGGCACAACAATACCAAGTGGCCTTATTGCAATATGGTCAGGCGCTACGGGTTCTATTCCTAGCGGTTGGTTAATTTGTGACGGCACTAACGGCACGCCAGACCTTAGAAATTCGTTTGTGTTGGGTGCGGGTAATTCGTACAGCGTTGGCCAAACCGGTGGTTCTACCGATGCTATTGTTG